ACCATTTTATACCAGTCTAAAAGTTCTTTAGGTGTAGCATAATATAAATCTTCTATCTTATCAATATTAGTATTTTTTAATTCAACTCCAAAATTATATTGTGAAGTAATACAAGGTATTCCTAAATTAATGAGTTGAAAAATACTTGTACTTTCTCCTAACACTCCACAATAAACCTTATCTATAATAGAATTTAAAGGTATATTTTTTGGCACAACTTCAACATCTTTCACTAAATCTTGAATTACAATTTTACTATGTGGGTGTGGTTTAACTAAAATTTTTCTTGTGGTTGCTTTTATAACTTTTTCAACACTAGTTTTAATAAATTCAGATACAGGAATAGAAGATGTTGGGTCGTGTTCTAAACCAGGCACAATTAAAACTACACCATCTTTATCTTTATTATTTTTCCATTGATGATTGTATATATTATCTATCTGTACATCTGGATTATGTCTTTCTGTTAAATGAATCATACTATCTAATCTTTTTAAACTCCCCCACTTATTACTCTCATAATCGTGTGGGTATGTAGCAGACTTTTGTTCAACAACTTCACTTACCTTACACCATTTAGTTTTTCCATATGTCCATTGACCTAATCCCATACGGTAATATCTTGGAGGTGATTTTTTATACCAAATGTCTATGTAATTACATTTAATTCTACTTAATGTTGCACTTTCAGTAACTAATAATGGTTTATTATATTTTTTTGATAGAAGATTAGCTTGGAGATTTATATATTCCATCCAGGCAAATCTCTTAAAATCTATAATTTTTCCATCCTGGTCTTTTTGAATATCAACTGTTTTATATTTTTGTCTTTGAGGACTTGTACTGCCCCAAGTTCCATCAACCAAATAAGCATCACAATTTTTTAAATTATCTACATCCTCTTCAGATAAAGCTTTACCTGGTTTTTTAAAAATTCTATAAATTGATAAATTTTGTTTCCTACCCCATTGCTTTATTGCAAATGCAATAGCAGATATCGCATTAGAAGTTCCTAAACTAACTATTTTTAACATTATTCAAGTTCCATCATAGGAGCATTTACAGTATTATCTTTATCTTCCTCTATCTTATAAAAAGTATATTTTACAGTTAATTCTTCCCACGCCTTTATAGGTTTTCTAGTATATAAAAAATACTTATTAGTTTGTTCAACCTCTTTAAGTCCTAGTACTCCTCTTATCTTTATACAATTTGGGTTATCACTATGATTAACAAAACCACCTAACGGTGTTCTTATAATTTCTCCATCAACAAGTATATGACATAAACCTAACTTTACATCTTTCTCAATAAACTTTGTTGTAAATAATCCTTGACCTTCTATAGAAGATTTTTTAATTATTAATCCATCTGGTAATGGTTTATACATTTGGGTATGATTCCTTCAATATAAATGTTTGTTTAACAATAGCAGCTTGTTCTTCTTTACTCTCTACATAATATCCTTCAATATGAGTATAACCATTTTGTTTTGCCCAATAAACTCTTTTATTACCTGTATGTACTGCAAGTCCAGGTATACAATTACCATCTTTATCTTTCGGCCATCTTTTTTCTTTTAACCAATAATGTTCTAGGTCTGTATAGATAATTGGATATATCATACCTGCACCTTCAATACTATTTTTAAAATTTAAATATCTTTTTTTCATCCAATCAAGATTAGCAGTTAACATCAAATCATTTACACTTGCTAATTTTACTTCAGGTGCAATACGATTCAAAGGTTTATGCTGGCACGTAATGTGTTTTTTTGCTCGTAAAATTTTCATATGTTTATTTCATCAAGGTCTAATTCAATACCTTGTAATTCTTTTGGTTTGCCTTTAGGATATGTTGGATATAGTTTAAATACTTCTCCTGTATCATCATTTTTACATCCTGCAACTAACCAATCCCATTTAAACTCTCCATCTATAACAAACTCGTTCATCACTTCATATCTTTTATCAGGTTTTTGTTTAAGTAATTCTTCCTTACACGCTTCCATAGTTGGATAATACCCTTGCATTTGAAACGTTTGTTGCGTTGCAACTGGATCCATACCAATAAGATATGCTAATATTAAAATTTTAAATGGTCCCATAATTTGCCTTTGCTATATACCAGCTATCAACTATATCTGATACTGGATTGCCTGCTTTTGCTGTATCTAATAATTTCTTTAAATTTGTTTTTGTATCTTTACAAAATTGTTCATACATCATTTCTTTATCTGCATTACCTTTACCTGTAGCAAGTTTCTTAACAACACTTGGTACAATAACATTATAACTCCATTTTTGTTCTAATAATCTATATTTAAGTATACCACAATTTTCTGCTATTTGAAATAATGCTCTACCTTTAGAACCATAAGAATAGTTTTCTATTGCTATTGATGGTCCAATGCCAACAGTATGGTTTCCTGGGTGATATAAACGTAAAACTTTTAAAACCCAATCAGAAATTTGAGTAAATCTTTGGATAGGGTCTGTATATGGTTGATGTTCAGAACCATTTATATTACCAAATATACCTAAATGTTTCTTCTTATTAGTAAGAAAATAAAAACGACTATGTTCAAATATAAAGTCATCTGTTACACATATTGCAGGACTTGTCATACTATAATCAATCCCAACTTGGTTCATCTTCATTTTCACTTACCTCTTTTTCTTGTTCATCTTCATCTTCCAGTTCATAACTACAAAACGGACACACAGTCACTCGTTGTTCTGTTTTATCTTCATCATATACAATAGAAAACCTTGTATTACAATTACCACAATACCTTTTATATTTTTTAGTTAAATCATCTAAATTCATAATAATATATTCAATTATAATTTAAATTTTTTAAACTGGTCTTTTTGTACATCTTGTTTAATTCCACCTATAACATAACTTTCAATTTCTGTTTCTTGTGGTGCATTTTGTAATGACCTACTATTTAACCAATGGTCTACCCAAGGTAATGGGTTTGTCTTTTGGTCATATTGTGGTTCTAATCCAATTGCTTTCATCCTACGATTTGCCATATACTCTATATATTGATGTAACAATTTTTCTGATAAACCTATCATAGAACCTTTTGAAAACAAATAAGTTGCCCAACGTTTCTCTTGTCCTACTCCGTGTTCATACATTTTATAAACTTCTTTTTCTGAATCTCTCATCACTTTGTTCATAGTTTTATCGTGTTCTAGTTCACGATAATTGTTAAGTATTCTTTGTGTTATTAATAAATGTAAACTTTCATCCCTTGCAATTAATGAAAGTATTTTAGCAGAACCTTCTAACATCTTTAATTCACCAAATGCAAATGAACAAGCAAAAGAAACATAAAATCTTAAACCTTCTAATATATTAACTGTCATTAACGTTAAATATAATTTCTTTTTTAACTCATACATATCAACACTATCAGGTTTTAATACCCATTTATAACCTAAATGCATTAAATCATCATACGTTTGTGTAATACTATTTGCCCTACTTTCAATCTTTTCATCTGTAATAATAGTATCAAAAACTTCACTAGGGTTAGAATATAAATTTTTAATAATATATGTATAAGAGCGACTATGAATACTTTCCATAAAATCCCAAGCAATTATACAACTTTCTAATTCAGGTATAGATACAAATGGTAAAAATGCCAAACAAGGACCTCGTCCTTGTACACTATCCATCATTGTTTGATATTTTAAATTAGATGTAAATATAAATTTACCTTGTTCAGATAAAACTTTATAATCTGCTATATCTTTTTGCAAAGATATTTCTTCAGGTCTCCAAAAATAACCTAATTGTCTTTGACAAAGTTTATCAAAGATAGGATACTTCATATTATCATATCTTTGTACTTGTAAACTCTTACCAAAAAACATAGGTTGTTTTGTAAAGTCTAAATTCTTTTCTGTATTAAATACACTTCTAGCCATTTATCGGTTCCAATTGGTCTTGCATTCTTTCTGATTCTGTTAAATCATAATGGTGTTTATCACTATCTCCTGCTGTCCATTTACTTTTATCATCCACACTAAACTCTCTTGTAGATGTTTTATAATCTGGTTTAGTTAATTTGCTAGGTGTTAATGATTTATCATAAAATAAAACTCTATTGTTAGGTTGAGCAGCAAAATGTCCATTATCTAATTTAACTATGTTAAATGATTTATGTTGACTTGGTGTTTCACTATAACTTACATTTAATTCCCTATTAGTTGCACAACAATTATCTATACTAAACATATAATTTCCTTCATACACTTTCTTATTAGGTGATAGATAACTACATCTATTACCACTTACAACTTGTTTTTCAATAACAGCAATATCATAAGAAAAACAATCCCATAACTGTAATTCTGTTAATGGTAAATCTTCTTTAGTTTTTTTCCAAACAAATGCTGATATAGGAAGTTTATCATATAACGCACCTGATTCATACAGATATGTTTCAAAATATAATGCTCTACCTTGAATACTCTTAACTGTACACCACATACCTGGTACAAATTCTCCATATCCTTTTTCTAAATCATACAGGTATTGTTTCTTAACTAATACTTCCGTGTGTGGAAGATTTGCACATAAAAACGCCATACGCTTCCTTTATATTACGCAAGTTTCACAGTCCTCCGTGTCTTGTTTTGTTTCTTCTACATTATCCTTCCAACCAACTGGATGGACAGGTTCATCAAAATCTTTCTTACTATCATATGTATTTTGATAATAAGAAGTCTTCCAACCTAACCTATAAGTATTTAGCAAATCCTGTGCCATAATAGATAATGGTACTTGTCCTTCTTCATAATGTTCAGGATTATATGACCAGTTACCACTTATTGCCTGGTCAAAATACTTTTGCATTACTGCAACGATATTTATGTAACCTTCATTTGATTTCATATCCCATAGTAACGTATAACTATTTTTCAACCTTTTGTAATCAGGTACAACTTGTTTTAAAGTTCCCTTTTTACTTTTCTTTACTGAAAGATAATCTCTAGGTGGTTCAATGCCGTTTGTAGCATTACAAACCACGCTAGAGCTTTCAGAAGGCATTTGAGCCGAGAGTGTGCTATGTCGTAGCCCAAACTCCTTAATATCTTTTCTCAATTCTTCCCATTTATAAGATAATTTACGAGATACAATCTCATCAACTTCTTTTTTATAGGTGTCTATTGGTAAGATACCGTCTGAATACTTTGTTTTCTTAAAGTCTTTACATTGACCTTTTTCTTTTGCTAATTGATTACTTGATTTTAATAGATAATATTGGAATGCTTCTGTTAACTTATCAACTTCTTTCCAAGCAGTTTTCATTTCATAACCTACTCCTAATGTTGCTAGATAATGAGCAAGACCAATATACCCAACTCCTAAACTTCGTCTATTTCTTGTAGAAATTTCTGCTGCCTTAACTGGATATTTTTGATGGTCTATAATTTCATCTAATGACCTTACTATTAAATCACATAATGGTTCTAATTCATCTAAATCTTTTATAAGTCCTACATTAACTGCTGATAAAATACATAATGCAATTTCACCTTCTCCATCTATGTGACTTATAGGTTCTGTTGGTAATGTTATTTCTTGACATAAGTTTGACATTGTTATTCTATCTTTAAAAGAAGAGTGAGTATTACAATGGTCTATATTCATAATGTAAATACGACCTGTTTCTGCTCTTTCTTTTAATATTGACATAAACAAACTTTGTGCTTTAACTTTCTGTTTCCATATTGATAATTTTCTTTCTGCTACTTCATACAACTCATCAAATTCTGGCGTACCCCAACTATCAACTAATTCTGGTACTTCGTGTGGTGAAAATAATGTTATATCTCCATCATTAATAAATCTTTCATAAAATAGTTTTGATAACTGAATTGAATAATCTAATTTTCTAACTCTATTATCTTCACTACCTTTATTGTTTTTAAGTACAAGTATATCTTCTATTTCTTTATGCCAAATTGGAAAATGAACAGTTGCTGAACCACCACGTACACCATTTTGTGTACAACATTTAACAGTTGCTTCAAACTTTTTAAGAAAAGGAATAACACCTGTGTGCTGTACTTCCCCACCTCTTATTTTAGAATTAATTCCTCTAATACGTCCTGCATTAATACCAATACCTGCCCTTTGAGCAACATATTTACCAATTGCCATATCACTAGAGAAGATTGAAGATAATGTATCTGCAACATCAACTAGTACACAACTAGCATACTGTCTAATAGGTGTTCTTACACCTGCCATTACTGGAGTAGGTATATTAATTTTAAATCTTGAAATTGCATCATAATATCTTTTCACATAACTCATCCTTTTATTTTTTGGGTAATGTGCAAAGATAGTAGCAGCAATCATCATATACATAAATTGTGGAGTTTCAAAAATATCACCTGTACTTCTATCTTGTACAAGATACTTGTCAATGACTTGTCTTAAACCTGCATATGTAAAAGTATAATCTCTTTCGTGAGTTAACCAATTTTCCATTCTATCAAAATCATTTTTATTATACCATTTTAAAATATCAGAATCATATACACCTCTTTTTACAGTATCACTAACGTGAGTGTAAATGTGTGGGTGATCCCATAATTTGTGAAATAATTGTTTTCTTAAACTATAGAGTAATAGTCTAGCGGCAACATATTGATAATTTGGATTGTCTAGTGAAATTAAATCATTTGCCGACTTGATTAAAATTTGTTGAATTTCATTTGTGGTAATTCCATCATAAAATTGTAGACCACTACTCATTTCAACTTGTGATGAAGATACGCCTGTAATATCTTCTGTTGCATACTCTACCATTTCGTGAATCTTCTCAATGTTAAGAGCTTCCTTACCCCTACCATTTCGTTTCACAACACTTATATTTTCATTTACCATTTAACCCCTAAATTTTTTTATAATAACTTAATTTTTCTAATGCTTCTAATTTTTTAAATGTATTTTTCTTAATAATATTTTTTAATTCAGTCACACTCATTCCAGACACAATCATTTCGTTTACATCTTTTAGTTGAATATGGTTTGGCCATATAACTACATTATAATTTTTTTCAATAACAGCGTACATCCGTTTTATAATTTCTTTATTACGAGGTTCATTGTCGAATATATATGTAACTTGGTCATTAGGCATTCTCAATGTCAAATCTGCGCCACCTGCCGCTAAACAATTATCTAAAAACAAACTATCAAGTGGACCTTCTACAATGTACACGTGTTTTTGAAAATTTACACGTTCAAGTCCAAAAACTTTTTGTTTTGTATCATCAAGTTTAATAGTAATATATTTAGGTTGTTCGTTTCCAAATGCTCTTCCTTGAAATGCAAACAAATTACCTGTTACATCAAAAAATGGTACAATCAATCTTGGGTGTTCGTACTTTTCTTTAAATATGCCTGGTTTCACCTTGTTGGCAAATTTGTGAAATTTATCAACAAGATATAATTTCTCATAATATTTGGTAGGTATCAATCTCTTTTTAATATAATCCTTTGCAGGATGGTCGTTTTTCAAATTACTTATTTTTGTACAAGTATCTAATAAATTTATTTCTTTAAATTTTGAAGGTTTAAAGTCAAATTTAGGCTGGGGCGTGGAGGGTGCCGATCCTTTGTACCGTTCTAATAAGTATTCTCCATATTTCTTGGGATCCAAGTATTTTATGAAATTTGCTAAATTTTGTCCTTGACCACAATTGTGACATTTGAAGAACATATCATTTTTTACTCTATAGAGATATGCTCTTGCTTTTGTTTTACTCTTCTTTGAGTCTCCACAATGTGGACACCTAAAGTTAAAAAGATAGTCATTCTTCTTTTTAAATTGATTTAATCTTGACGATATTTCATTAATATATTTTAAATCTATATAACTTGACATAACACTATCTCATAATATACTATGAATCACTTAAAAAGTCAAGTCTGTTTGGAAAAAAGTTGGAGTGTAAAAAATTGCTCCCTTATTTTCCCCCACTAAACGTGTATAAAAAAACTCTACTTTAACAGTCTAACTATTTCATCAAAATTCATAGATAGTACCCATCCACCTGCTAATATAACTCCAAATATAATCCAACGGTGTTTTTCTAATACACCTACTCTTGAACCTATATCTATTCTGATATTCTTAATCTCTATTAACAATCTTTTTTCAATTGATTGTATCTCTCTGGTCAATTCTAAGCGAACATCATCTATTTTATCTGCTCGTTCTTTGAGTTTATCAAATATGATTTCATCAACTTGTTCTTGCCTACTTATCTTTTCAGCGTGAACAGCCAACATTGATTTGATTGATGTGGATACGTCTGTTAAACGTTCAATAGCAACGTTTAATCTTTCTGCTATACCTTGTGTTGACTCAACATCTTTTTTGAGTTTAGCTATGTCTATTTTTGTTTTAGTATTGTTTTCTTCTGGCATTAAAATTCTCTATCTATCCATTTCCATATTGAATAACACATCCAACCTAAAAGAAACATTATTAAAAAGAAATTAATCATCCCCATTGTATCTCCATTGAGTTGGCAACCACCATTCACTATACCAATGTCTAAACTGTGCTGGGTGTCTTCCTATGATAAAAATATGCCAAAAACCTTTTGTTAATTCCATTAGTGCTATGATTTTCTTACACATCCTTAATCTGTTTGAATAATTGTTATATTTTCTTGGCTGGAACTATTGCCAATATCAAAGTGTTGAGCTTCTTTGTCTTGTAAAATTTGAATATCTGCTTCGTTATCAGTATCAATTTTTAAATATGCTCTGTGACTATCATTATATCTATTTATAATTGAGTACCCGCTAACAGATGTATCAACATCAGCGTCATAAGTATTGCTACCTGTTGTATATCTTCCTGTTAATGTTTCAGAAGTTTTTACATCTCCATCTGTTGTCGTTGTAGTTTGAGTAATATCTCCTGTGGTGTAATTTAATATTTCACCACTAGTTGTTATTGTTGTTTCTGATCCACTATTATCAACCCATTCTGTACCACAAGCAGAATTAGCATTGTCCCAATAGTATCCCCAATTAACACAATCATTTTCGTTATCTATATCTGCTAACCATAATTCTAATTCAGCGTCTATATCATAATCATCCTCATAACCATATTCATCTTCCAATGATGTAGAATCATCTCCTGAATCTTGGTATGAACCTGTTAACACCCAATTATATGTCCAGTCAAAATAATTGTTCCAATCTGTATTAGTCCATTCGGTAACATATTTGTCTTTTAATCCTTCCATCTTCCAAGGTTTAGGTTGTCCTGTACACCACTCTGGTTTATCCCAAGTACCACACCAACCATACCATTTTTTCCATATTTTTCTAGCACCTTTTTTCCAACTATCATAATCTTTAAACAATGACCAGTCATCTTTATACCAAGCGTTTAAATAATCTACCCATTTTTGGTCGCACCAAGATAAATCGTAACCATTAAACTCACAATAGTTTTGTATTGTTAATTCAGGTGGACCGCCTGCCGCTATGTAGTCTGGATTACTATAATAGTTATCTGATAAATCAAAATCATCATAAGTGTATCCAACAACCGTTGATGTAGCTTCTTCTTCAACCGCTTTAGTTACATCTTCTTCTTCTGCTTTATATGAAGTTAATCCATAATCTTCTAATAAA